AAAGCGCGTGGGCTTGGCCGGAAACAGGTTCAGGTCTTCCAGCCGTCCGTAGCGGTTGGGCACCAGGTTGATGGCGGCCGTGAGGTTGGCCATGCTGAAGGCCGGGTTGGCAAAGAGGTTCTGCATGTGGGGCTCCAAAAATGACGAAACCCGCGCAAGCCAGACGGCCAGGCGGGTTCGAGGGTATGAATGGGTTGGGTAACAGGCGGATCAGGGGCGTGGGTTAAGCACTCTCACGCACCAGCACGCCACGCTCAGCCAGTTGCTGCTCGTAAGCGGTGCGCTGGGCACCGGTGAGCGCAATCGGCCAGACCAGGGCGGTCTTGGCGACGATGGCATGACGGGCGATCAGGATGGCATCAGCCCGGTCAGCGTTGGTGGCATCGACGGCGTTGGCCAGCACGCCAATCGCCGACTCGGTGCCGTCGGTGGCCACGGGGTCGATGGCGTAGTGCTTCCCGTCGCTGGCATTGCGACCGAGCACCGTGCCCAAGGGCAGGTTCTGGCCGGCGGCGATGGTGGCGACGTCGCGCGAATAGCGGTTGGGTGCTTCGTACTTCAAGAGATCGGCGAGGTTGTTTGATTCGGTGATGGCGGGCATGGCTTATTCCTTTCTCAGGCTTGGGCAGTGAGTTTCTTGACGGCCGCCACGATGGGCGAGGTCTCAGGGCGATCGAGCGACTGGGTGCCCGCATCGACGGTGATCGTGGATCGGATGTCGGCCGCATCGGACTGCGCGGCACGGGCATCGATCAGCACGCGGCGCACATCGGCTTGGGATTTGCCAGCAGCGATGAACTCGGCGGCACGATCGGGGCAACCGGCCAGCAGGCAAAGCTCGGCAATCGCCTGGGCGGTTTGCGTGACTTCGCGCTTGGCTTGTGCAACCAGTTTTTCTGCTTCGGCCATATCGATGGTGTCGGCCACGGGGTTTTGAAGGGTGTCCTGGGGGTCAGGCATGGAAAGCTCCTTGTGGGGAAGTGCCGCCTCAGCACGGATGACGCCCCGCACCTGAGACGGCGAATGGTTACGGGCGTTAAGAAACTGATGAAATTGGCTGAGGGTGGCGTCCAGCGTCTGGACACCATCGGCAAGGCCCTGGGCCACGGCATTCGTGCCAAAGAACAGTCCAGCCTCGGTGGCGCGTACGGCATCAAGGTCCAGGCCACGCATGGCAGCGACATGCTCGGTGAAGATGGCGTAGAGCCGATCGACCTCTTCCTGCAGTTCGGTCTTGGCCGCGTCCGACAGCGGTTCGTGCGGCGAATAGTCGTTCTTGTGCGCGCCGGCAGTAATCGCGGTGTATCGGTAGCCCTCCTTGGCATCCTTGACCGACTGGTCGACATGCAGAGCGATCACGCCAATCGAGCCGACACCACCCGTCTCGGTCACGAACAGCCGCTGAGCACTGGCTGCGATGGCGTAGGCGGCCGAGTACGCCGCGTCATTGGCCACCGCCCAGACGGGTTTCTGGGCCGCCACCTCGCGCACACGACGGGCCAGCTCGAAACTGCCCGAGGCTTCGCCTCCAGGCGAGTCGATGTCGAGCAAGATGCCGCTGACCTGGGGATCGGTCAGGGCCGCATCGAGCATCGCAGCGATCTCACCGTAGGAGGTCAGGCCCGAGGCGGCCTCCATGCCAAGCGAGCGCTTCACCAGTGATCCGTGGATCGGGATTACCGCAATGCCCTCATGTGCGCTGACCATCGGGGGCCGTTGGAAAGTTGCCATGTCCATCATGGGCATCGCAGGCACATCGGCCATGCCGATGCGCTGGCCGACGACTGACAAGATCACGTCCAGCTTGGGTCGGTGGATAAGTAAGGGCGTCCCGAACAGGCGGGAGGCAAGGTAAGTCATGGTTGGGGGTCCTGGTTGTCTGTGGGTGCAGCCGTGGGATCGGCGGGCTGCTCGTCGGGTGGCTGCACGTCTTGCGTATTAGTGGGATCCGGTACGGGCGCCTGGTCATGCCGGGCATCGGAGTCAAAGACGAGGCCCAGTGCATCGGCCCGGGCGTTGTCGGCTGCGATTTCCCGATCGACGTCCTCGGCGTCATAGCCATTGCCGGAGATCGCTTCTGAGCGACTCATGAGACCTGCCCGAATGGCAAGCTTCATGGCGTTGAATTCCTTTTGTGGATCAACCCAACTCCAACCCTGCGGGATCCACTTGGCTGCCTGGTAGGTACGCCGTTCTTTCCGGTAGCCCGGTAGATCAATGACCCCATCCAACACCGCCTGATCCATCCAGGCGCGCCAGATCGGGCGGCACAGTTGGTGCACGATCACCCCGTGCTGCAAGGCTTCGCAGCGGCGGCGGAATTCAAGTAACCCAGCACGGATCGACGAGTAGTTCACCTGCGTCAGGTCGCCGGTGAGCATCTCGTAGGTGATGCCCATGGCCGCCGCCACCGCTCTGAACTGCTGACGCATGAATTCGGCATAAGAACTGCCAACGTCCGCCGGTGCCGAGAACTTGATGTCTTCACCCGGTTCCAGGATTTGCAGCGTGCCGGGTTCCATGCCCGCCAGAGCGGCGCCATTCGCATCGGCCGCCGACTCGCCCATCAGGTTGTCTTCTGGGGCCATGCGCGTGATGAAACCCGCGAACATCGCGGCGGTTTTCTTGCGCACCAGCTCAGCGTCGTCGTACTGATCCAGCTCGTTGAGCTTCACGAGCGCCCGCGTCAACCATGGTTCGCCTCGGATCTGGCCGGGACGCAAGGGACGGAACAGGTGAATGACTTCACTGGCATCCACACGCACGGTGTCCATCCCACCCTGGCTGGACATCGGGGCCAACAACCCGTCATTGGGGTGCGAGCGATACAGGTGGTACGCCACCCGACGACCCAAGCGGTCGAACTCGATACCCGCACGGATCACATTGCCACCGGGCAAATCCCGGTTCATCGTGGTCGGCAGGTGCTCGGCCTCCAGTACCTGGATCTGCAGTGCCACTGGTAGACCATCTTCGACACGTCGGTAACGCAGTCGAACCAGCGCCTCGCCGCCCTCGAGCATGGCCCGTGTGGCCAAGGCCTGCAGACCGTAGAAGTCGGTCAGGCCTGCGGCATCCGCCTGCTCGCACCAGTCCCACCACAGGCTGTGGATGGCTTCACGGATGGCTTGGTCCTGCACCATGCTCTGCGGCTTGATGCCGGTGCCGATGGCATTAGCCACGAAGGCTTCGATGCCAGCCGCAGCCCAGGCATTGCGACGCACCAGATCCCGGCTCTTGGCGCGCAGCTCGTCCTGAGCCAACGACAAAGCGGCCACGGCACCTGGGTTGCCCGGCATCCAGGCCAAGGCACGGCGACCACCGCCGGTGCCGTCATAGACCGGCGTTCCACCGAACATGCGGCGGCTGAGCCTGGACATGGTTTTGAGCCAAGCCATCAGAGCGCCTTACTCGTGTTCACACGGATCTGGCGTGACTTCGCTGCGCCGGACTCACGGGCCATGGTGGCCTCGACCTCGGCCAACGCGGCCTTGAGGTCAGCCACGCTGCGGTACTCGATGCTCTTGCCCTCGTAGGTCACGCGGTGCTCGCCGCTGGCCAGGGCTTCACGCAGGGCCTGCAGATGTTCATGGGTGTAGGTCATGTCAGGTCATCCATCGGCTGCGCACCACTCGGCGGGAAGCCGGTGTTGTGCTGCCAGAAGTGCTGAGGCCACCGTCGAACCGTTGTTCTCGGGTGGCCTCGGGGGTGTCAGTAGTGATGGCGTCGGTTGGAGGATCAATTCCTGCCGATTTCTCGCCCAGTTGTTTTTCCAATTCGAGCCAGTGCCGGTCCTCGAACCGATCCAGGCCAGCAGCAGCTGCAGCCGCTCTGGCGTAGACGTAACAGTCCAGCGCCTCGTTGCGCTCGCGCATCTTTTGCCACTCGCGGTGTGCAAAGCCATTGCGGTCGCGCCGTGTGATCAGTTGCTCGGCACAGAGCTGCTGCAGGTACTCGGCGTCGACCTTAGGCAGATGCACGTAGCCGGCCGGGTAGATCGGCGTGGTGCCGTCCTCGGCAACCTCCGCGCTCTTGCGCAGGTTGTTGTAGAACTCCAGCTTGGCAATGCCGCCGGCCACCGGGAACACCTTGATGCCCCGGCGCAGCTTCTTGCCACTGACCGTGGCATCCACTGCCGTTGGCGTGCCGATCAGCGCCGCGCCGCCAGCGGTTCCCTTGATCGGCATGAGCCGGGGATCGCGCACGCTGCGCACAAAGGCGTAGGCTTCCTGCGTGGCGTAGCCGGTATCCAGAGCAATGCGCGCCAGACTCAACTGGCAACCACTGCTGTGGGTCCAGGTTTCACCCATCAGCTTGGCGAGAGCCGACCAGACCTCGGTGCGTGCCGTATCGCCCATGAGCACGCGGTGCTCGACCAGCCACGATGCCTTGCCCCGCCCGAAAGCCCAGACCGAGACTTCGATGCGATCCTTTTGAATGTCGGCGCCGGCAGTCAACAGCAAACCGCCCGCAGGCACAGTGCCGACGTGGTAATCCTCACGCCGCTCGAGCAGACGTTGCCAATCCGGCGCTTCGCCTTCCTCGACCCAGGTCTCACCCAGTTCGGTGTTCTTGAAGGTCTTGATCGCAGAAGCGGAACGGGAGTCCGACATCGCCGCCGACTCCCACGCCCGGGCAATCTCGATCCAGCTGCGCCAACCCACCGGGCTGTAGAGGCTGGAGAGGTGAAACCCGGCCGTGCGTCCAGCATTCTCCGGTGCACAGGCCTGCCACTGGCCGTTCTCCAGCATCCAGGTCTTGTGGTGCTCGGCGATGCTCTCGCCACAACCTTCACAGATGTAGACCGTCGTCTCTGGCTGTCCGCGCTCCCATCTCAACTGCTCAAAGCGCAGCCACTGGCGGTGCGCGCAGTGTGGGCACGGGACGAAGAACCGACGCTGGTCCGATGCCTCGAACTCTCGGTCAACTGCACTGACCCCAGCAATGGTCGGCGTCGAGACGATCAGGATCTTGCGCCGGGCAAAGGTGCGGGTGCGTGCTTCAGCCAGAGAGATTGCGTCACCTTCACCCTCGACGTCCAGCGGGTAACCATCGACTTCATCCAGGAACAAGTAGCGCACCGGCATCGAGCGCAGGCCCACCGCACTGTTGGCACCGGTCATCACCAGCACCCCGCCATGAAACTCCTTGGCCAGGATGGTGTTGCCCGAGTCCCGGCTGCGCGCTGGCGCGATCCGCTCCTGGATGGCCGGGCTCTCCTCGATGAGCGCGTCAATCCGCTGCTTGGAAGCCCGCTTGGCCATCTCCACCGTCGGCCACACCGCCATCATTGGCCCCGGGGCGTGGTGGATCACATAACCCACCCAGTTCAGGCCCAGCTCCGTGCCACCGACCTGCGCCCCTTTCATGAACACCACACGCTCGATCGGCGACATGGGCGACAGGCAATCCATGATCTCGCGCAGGTAGGGCGTACGGCTGGTGCGCCAGCGGCCAGGTTCTGAGGCCGCCTTGCTGGAGAGCACCCGGTGCTTGTCGGCCCATTCGGACACGGTCAACAACGGATCGGGCGTCAGACCTTCACGCCAGGCACGCTCGATCGCGTCCCAGCCTTCGTAGTAGATCTCGTCCATGGTCAATCGACTTTCGGCTGCAAGTCGCCCAGGTCCTGCAACTGTTGGCGCACGGCGGCGTCCAGCGCGACGTGCAGCACATGGGGATCAACGTTCAGACCTGCCGCCATCTGCGCCGATATCCGTGCTGGCCAGTTGAGCCAGGCATCCCGCTCAGCCCGAGCCAGCTTGAAAACGTGGGCCACGGCCTGTGACCGATCGACCAATTCGCCTTTGAGACGGGCCAGGCGAACCTTGTTGGTCTGCGCCTTGACGACTTCGTTGACGGTGCGCGCCTGCAGCAGCGAGGTGCCGCCGGTGGACAACGCTGGCGGCGGCGGATCAGCTGTTTCGCGCACCACTTTTGAGGATGCCTGCGGAATCTCGCGGACTGCTGCGGGAGCTTGCGGTACTTCTCTGGCTTCGCCAGTTACTGACCGACGGTTCGGTGTGGTGTTGGCCGCCCACTGGGCATCTGCCACCACCGGATCAATCGTGCCGTCCGGCAAGGGCGTGATACGCCCCGTGTCGATGGCCTTCTTGACAGCCACATGCGACACACCTCGGTGGCGCGCGTAGGCGCGAATGGACAGTCCCATGGTGTCGATTTACTCAGTGCAAGTGGGTGGCCTCCTGGATGCGTTTTGTCATGCAAAGACGAGTGAATCACCCGGGATTAGAAAGAGCTTGGCTTCGGTTGCGAACAGCGCGTCAATCACATCG